CTCAGTAGTATCGTGTTCTGATTAATTCGCGTTTGTAATGGAGCATCTTTTTTGAGTTCATCTCCAATCTTACGAAGAACAATCTTTCCTCCTTCCGATACTTTCTTGACATATTCTTCCGTCTTATATCCTGTTCGTTTTGTAAAGGAGGTAGCCTCATTATATTTAATAATCGATGTCCCTTTAACATCGAGACCTCCTCGATCAATCGCCTGAAATAGACTGATTGTTTTCGTGACAGTATTGAACGTCCAAAGTTCTTGCGCACCAATGATCTTCTCAGGATTAATCGACGCAATTTTGAACGTACTATCTTCTTTCTGATACTTGAACGATTTAAGTTTCTTCTCGACTGATTGGACTCTCGGTTTTCTCGGCGTGCGAGTTCTTTTCGCAACTCCTGCATACTTTTCGGCATCATCGCACATAGTAGAGTAGAATTTAATAAGTTTCTGAAGATCGCTCTTTTTGCAGTTTCTATATCCTTCTTTGAGCTGTTCATCTTTGCCCTCATATGCTTCAATCAATTCATTTAGAACAGGAGCGAGTTTGGATATGATTGAGTTTGAATATGATGCAGGTATTTCATTACTCTGCAACCAATTATACAAAGAGAACTCTACATCGTTATGAATATAATCGTCAATCATACCTTCAATTTCGCCTATAATATCACTTGTCTTTTCTTTAATTCGATCTTGTATAGAAACCTTTTGTTTTATTTCTACTACTACTTCCTCTTCATGATATTTAGAACATATAATTTGTAATTTCTTTTCAAGATATGGACGAGCATCAACAGGTAGTTCATAGCCTTTCGTTACAAGTCTGGCAATCCAAGCAATAGTAGTGGGGACAAGGGAATCAGGTATAGATTTAATCTTCTTAACTTCATTTACTCTGCCCATATTTTTAAGATATGTTATCAGATATTCTTTTGCATCCACATTGGTGCACATATATGAATACCAATTAAGTGCATTCATATAATCCAATTTAGTAAGTGGCTTAGTAAATACCGGCTCATCGCCCAAATGCTTCTGATTGACCAGATACTGTTCTGATTTTGTAGTTCGAACAGTCTTTGGTTTACGTTTAACTAATGCTGGGCGACGAGCCATTTATTACACTCCGTAAAATTCGTTGCGAGCGCGAGCATTCTCTTCTTGCGTAACCCACTCTAGATTTTTATAATAAAAGTTTTCTTTGTTATGATCGATATGATTTACCAACATATTCTTCATGATAAACTTTTTAACTGAATCCGGAGTATTTTTCCACTCCTGATCTGTTATATTTGAGTTTTTTGGTTTTTCCAAAGGAATAAATGCTTCTGCCACAATCCTATGAACCAAAACCTTTTTATACTTTCCTGACTTAGTCTTAAGATTAACTCTTGGATAAAGGCAAGTAGTATCAGAATTTGCTGTTAAATAATTAAGTGTTCTAGTATTAAGAATATTACCTTTACGATCTACTACATAACCATCAAACTCTTCACCATGATAAGTAACAACAGCTGTAGAAGGCATCTTACTTCTCCTAGAGAGATATATCAACTTACAATTACAATTATAATGTTTTTATACAAGAAGTCAACTAAATATAATGTCCGTCACGAGTTGGGAGCTCTACGGACTCTAAACCTAACAAGGAGGTCCAGCATGTATATTTATAAGTTATACGTAAAAACTCACACCAATACTGGTATGAAATACCTTGGATACACAAAACAGGATCCTTATACTTATAAAGGTTCTGGAAAATATTGGAATTTACATTTAGAAAAACACGGAAATGATGTGTGGACTAATGTTATATTTCAAACAGATCTGAAAAACGAAATAAAACAAATGGGTATGTATTATTCTATCCTTTGGAATGTTGTTGAATCTGATGAATGGGCTAATCTAAAATCAGAAGAGGGAGATGGAGGGTTTACTCATGATATTATTGCTTTGGGAAAAAGAAACGGTTTAAGAAATCATGAATTGGCTCTAAAAGGGGAACATCCTTTTCAGAAATTAAAATCCAAAGAAAAAGCATCACAAACGAATAAAAAAAGAAATTCACTTTTAATAGAAAAACATCAACATCCTTTTCAGATAAACAGACAAAAAAATGAAAAAACATGTAGCGAAAGAATGAAAAAATTACATAAAGAAGGAAAACATCCCGCACAAAAAGAAGAAAACAAAGAAAAAATAAGAGCTAGGATGCTTTCAAAAAACAGTCCATCGAAATTAAAAAAAGAATGTCCAAATTGTAATGGGTTATTCTCATTAACAAATTTCAGCAGACATTTCAGAAAATGTAAAATGGGGGACTAATCCCCCATCAATCATGCTGCAGAAGCCATTTCTACTGCTAACTCTAATGCTTTAGTCTTAAGACTTTTATTATACCCATACCAAGCAGAAGTTATTCGGCTGTCAGCCGATCTTCCGATTAGATGATCAGTAGCGTAAGTAACTGCATTAAAACTATTCCACCATGTTCCTGGAGCAAAATCAGATCCTGGTTGATTTTCTACCAAAGCAAGAGCCTGTGATGCATTACGGGACATATCTTTTTTGCTATTACTATTTCCAGTAACTGGAAAAATCCTCTGGAAATATTCAACAAGAGATTCTTCTTTGTACTTTTTAGAACCCAAGAAACTTGCCATCTCTTTATATTTTTCAAGTTTCTCTTTACTAATACCAAGCATCATCTTAACATTATCGGTATTAAATTCTTGACGATGACTAATCTTAACCATGCGTTCTACTGCAGAATTAAGAGACAAAGTTAAAGTATTGTTACATACTACTCGGATTGGAGTCATTCTCACATCTGTCGAAAATCCGTAGCGATGAAAGTTAGAGAACAGTAAATAATTATCAATTCGATCGCCTTTGAACAGCTCGAATGAATCTTTTACCTTAGCAAGTGCCCAAACTATAGTTCCTCCTTTAAGAGATCCAGCCGTTTCCATAGTCATATCACCGGCAGCAACGAATTCGTTAAAAAAATCAAAAGCTGTTTCATTTTGAACTGGATACCAATCGTCAGAAACAATATCTAAGATTTTATTGTCTTTAGAACGAATAAGAGCAGAGCGTCCAATCTCTTCTGCTTCATCATTTAGGATAATGAAAGCTGGTTCTTTTCTAACAGTCCAATTGAGATCTGCTTCCTCTAACATCTGCAAAGGAGTCAAATCGCTACTGACTTCTTTACCAAGGGAGTGCCAAGGTTTTTCGTTTGCCCAAGCCATTGATTCAATTTCATGTGCCATTTTACTTCTCCGTCACTTATCAACCATCATATACAAAGTATACTATTCTTTTTAAAAAAAGTCAAGCACTCTTTTTATCTATAGGACTACGGCCATGATGAGCGAATTTAAATCCACACATCCACTCCTGTTGTCTATAGAGTTCTGTTTGAACGAGATTATGATTAGTCTGATCGACAGAAGTATAATCGTAAGGACAATCTTCTACGCGACCTCCCTCATAATAATGTTCGACTCCTTCTTCGAAGAATTGATTTGAATACTGCCATTCGTTCATTATAGAGGACTCCATTCTTTTGAAGTAATGTTAGAAACTCATCTACTCATATACCAGTAATAATGTTTGATGATATTTTGCATCGGTGTTTCGAGAGCGTCATACGCATCTTTATCCATAATTCCAATAAGAATATCTGTGTAATCTTCTGGCTCCATAAACTCTTTACATAACTCCAAATAATCCTGCCCAGATTGAGGAGGATTTACGGGTACGCCAGCTATTGTATAAGGCCAGTCGACTGGAAAGTTGTTCTTATCTCTTGTGTTATTACAATTAAGAGGAAATTGAATAATCTCCGCAGACATCACATCTTCTCCACTCTAACAATAACAAACCTTGTTCCTTGATAGTAACCAATTTCCCATAGATTAGAGGATACATTATATCGTTTAATCATCACTTTGTCTCCAGGATTGGCTTACCTATTAGTTTATGTGACTTAATCAAAGAGAGGAAAGAGATAGCATCTTGCATAGTAGAAAACTTTTCTCTGTGCTCAACAATAAACCCGTCACTGTTCTTTATCTGGTATGTAACACGAACGGACTTCTGATATCTCATTGTATCCTCCACTGTTGAGTGTTGTATTATTTATTAGTCTTGCTAAGAATAATACAAAGAATTGCCCATAGCAGATCGTATTCTGCCATTACCATATTGTTTGTGCAGGCAAAATATCCAGACAGAGCCATGAATAAGATGCCGATTATTTCCCAACCTGTAGATACCATTTTATGCAGCCTCCATTACTTTGTTGTATAAATATATTGTCCGTCGCGGTACGCCAATACCCACGGACTCTATGATCCAACAAGGAGACCACAGCATGGATATTTACGATCCCATTGGGAAAGCACTAGGCTTATCACCACTAGAATTTGATTATGGACTACCAGATATAGTTCCTTTCTCTGAGCCATTTTCCGGTGAAGCTCATATAAGATATGGTCAAAAACACACCGAAGAAAGTCGTCATCTAATGTCCCTCGCTAATAAGAAGAGGATAGAAGAAGGCAGACATCATTTTGGCAGAGAACATACTCAGCGTCAGCTTAAAGATGGTAGACATCCTTTCTCTAATAAAGAGAATCAAATCATAGCTGGACTTAAGTCCGGAAGTCTTCCAAGATCCCCAGCACAACTCGATCATTTGCGTAAAATTCAACGAGATGGTGCTAAAAGAGAATATACATGTCCTCACTGTGGAAAGATCGGAAAAAGTAATATTATGCAGCGCTGGCATTTTGATCGATGCAAACATCGTTCACTTCCTTAACATGAGAACAACTGCGACGAAACCCGAAAGAAGTACAGTTACAGGAAAGAGCGCCAGTATCAGCCATTGAGACTGTATATTGTTTACCATTCTTTCCAGGGATACAGACATATTTTCTGTTATTATCGCTATTTCGTGAAGCGGCGACACGCCAGCCATTAATGATATTGTCTTTGAATAATACTCTAACATTTCCGTTGTCCTCTCTTAGACAGAACCAATCATCAGATAACCAAGGGAACCGAGGCACAATATCCCCAGTATAGTCGCTGTAAGGACTAATAATACAAGAAGGAGAGTAACGGTCACGTACGTCGTATAATACATTTGTGATCCTCACTTTCAGTCTCATTTGTTAACATCCTTTGGAGCGAGACCAAGTAAAACAAGAACATAAGCAAACAGAATAAACGGAATACAAATTACCATCTTAATTAGTTCAAGAGTAAGACTATTAGAACGTTTGATACCGCCATTCTGCAATGCATAGATTAACACACCAATGTTAAGCATAATCCACCAAACAAAGAACCAACCAATAGTCATTTCTTTTCTTCCTTTTTATATTCGCCACACCAGTCATTATAATATGTGACAGGGAATTCTGATTCATCTGCATTTACTCTGGTGGGAGGAAATCGCCGACAGGAATTCGTATCATTCTCATCGAGTTTGACCCAAGAAGTCTTGTCCCAATAGATACATGTCGCGCATGTTAAAGATTTCTTTTTCATTTGCAGCACGTAATCTTAGCGATACGCTCCCAGTTATTATTCTGTTTACGCAGAGCACCTAATTTAAGAGCCATACGAAGAGACAACTCGCGGAGTCTATCGCTGTTCTTGTTAATAAAACCTATTACTTCTTCTTGTTCTGTTGCATTAAGATGCGACAGTAATCCCTGACGAATTACCTGTTTAATGCGAATAAGATAATCGCGACGGGTTTTCATCGCGAGATCAATATAGTGAGCACGAGATACTAATGCCTGTAGATGCGGAGCCAACTTGTGACCTTTATCAATCATGGCATCAAAATCGTAATTAGAGATAAAGATAATCGTACCGTTGAACTCAAACGTACGAGGAACCAAAGCACCAGTTTCGTCGTCAATTAGTTTGCCTTCGGACATCCAAGAAACGACACGACGTTCTGTAGTATCACACACAGCTTTGAGTAGATTAAGAGATATATCGTCAAAGAAGATAGCATCGGCGTCGTCAAAAACGATTACCTGTCCTTCTTCTTTGTAAGAGTGTAACAATTTAACAAGTCCTGTAGCACGGACATAACCTTTAACAATAGTATAATTTACGCTCGACGGATCCCAATCCGAGAGACGCTTTTCTACCGTAAAAGATTTACCGAGGCCAGCGGGACCAGACACAATTAGAGCACGAGAATTACCAACGGTACAAGCCTCCGCGAGTACGTCAAGAATTTCAAAGCGTTCGGCGAGGCGAGCTTCAATCTCGGCGTCAGTCTCGGTAGAGGGAGCAGCATAAGACACTTTAAGATTAGCAACTTTATCCGCGGAAGAGGTGCGGGATTGACGGAAACCAGCTTTAGGAACACCACGAGGCATAGATATCTCCTTCAAGTTATATTATAATTATAACCTATTTCGCAGATTTGTCAAGCCCTATCGAACGTAAACTTAAAGTTTACTATTAAATTATTTTTAATGTTTACGTTCGAACGTAAACGATTATTCTTCGTCCTCATCTGGTCTTTCTATCCCGTAATATTTGTCTAATGCTTCTCTAACTCGATCGGCTTCGTCGAGATAGAAAACGTAGTCGCCCAACTCCCGGCGATATTCTTTATCAATATATTCGTATCCGCCATAGTATTGTAGATTACCATCAGATGTTTTAGATACAACAACTGTATTCTCATCTACCCACAGTTTATATCCGGCACGAATATCTAATCCTAGTTTAGACGCATCTGTTTCTACCATATTACTATGAATATAGTCGTGGATTTTATCATCTATTTCGTAGAGAAACTCGAACGTAGACATTATTATTCCCCATCATAACCAGTAATAACAATACGATCAGCCCATCCCAGAGCATCAAGCACACGGGATAGTTTATCATCATCAAAGCCAGTACCTCCTTGACAGAGATATTCTTCGATAAGTCTTATCACTTCCGTTGCATCTTCCGATGTAATCGTAGCTTCGCAATGATCTACCATATTATATTCCTTGGCGAGAAAGCATAGTAGGCGATACGGTCCAAGTTGTGAAAGAATTGATTTCCTTTACTTCAACTCTTACTTTAACGGTTTTCTGATTAATTTTAACGATTTGACCTTTTACTATTCTGCCAGTTTTTGATTTGAATTCGACCCAATTACCGACAGAGAAATTATTGGCAGCATAGCGTTGTAATTCTCTACCTTTCACATTAATCGCGGAGATTGCTTCTTTAAGATCTTCCATATTATTAATCGCGAGGATAGCTTTAGTTACAGCGGACATTTCGTTTCTCCTTCATCCTATAGACTTATTATACTATATTTTAATAAGAAGTCAAGGGATCATATTAACGAGAACACCATTATTAGTTGCACGGACAGCGGAGTCGGGATAGCGTCGTTTTAATTCATCTAGCGATTGTTGGATTATTAGACCAATGTCGGGGACATTTTTGATAGTAATCCAATTACGCGAGACAGTATTTTGTAGTTGAATCTGTATCATATTTGATCCTCCTATATGAGCCTTTACCTTTTCGAGCTTTAACTACTCTACTATTATATTGACCAGAAGTCAAGAGAAATTTAGCGACGGGATTAGATTTCCCCGAACAGATTTTTTTTCTCTTCATCGGACATAAGCTCCTCACAATAAGCGAATAGATCGCCATCCTGGTATAGTTTCCAGGTATTTCCATTTTTATCTATTTGAAAAGCGTCGTTAATAATTGATTCCCACGCCTCCCAATACCATTCGTGATCCGGACCTTTGGATACTAGATTAATATCATTTACATCAATCCCGGAAAACTGAAACTGTTCGGCAAACACCTGCGGAATATAAATTCCATGGTGATCGGAAACAAGAATTTGTATGCCAGACATATTAATTCCTCCAATTACGAGCGGAACAACCGAGCAACTGACCAACCAATTCTATTACTTTATCAGAATGACCACCGATGTGCCATTCATATTCTTCTTTGGGCGTAGTTTTTTCTTTATAGTCATATATGATTGCAACTTCACCGGAACCAAATTTGATAATCCATTCAGCGGTAATTTTATCCCCAGTTGTATTAGGTTTACCAAGAACAGA